ATGGTTATTGCTTGCAAGCACATAGCGTGCCAGCCTATGTAACATAAATCTTGCTAGCCTAGCAAGGTCCGTGCCTGTTAGGGGCAAGCAAGATGCGTGCCAGGCTGATAGGCATAGATCGTGCTAGCACGCAAGAACCGTGCCAACCCTCCTTTGAGGGCCCCTTAATCCAATTCGCCACCCTCCCTTTTAGGTACCATCGGGACTCGGTCCCCCGGGGGCCCCACAAAACCCAAGCTCGTTTAAATTTTCTGGTTATATGTCAGAAAAACGTATCATTTTTTGTATTTTTGAAAATATGGAGAATAGGTATAGTGCAATGAGTACCAGTAGTATGGGTATTTCCAGTTTAAACGTATCCTTTATTTTATTTTATTATTTTAAATAAATAAATAAATAACGTAAGTAAGGGGTACTACTGGTACTCAAATCACTATACCGTGGAGAACCGCATGAACACTGGTTCTCCAGACGCCGTCATTTCAAAAGTATAGTGCACGAACGTGTGCCCCCTGTCTGTACCCATACTCATTTCACTATACTTCATAAAAACGCAGTCAAAAAGGGCGTCATTTCACTATACGTGCATTAATATAAGTAGATAACATAGTGAGATGAAATGAAAAGACTTAATCCAAAAACCCAAAAACCTTATTCGCGTCACGATACCAGGGGCAAAGATAACAAACTTTTCTTTGCTTACACCAACGTTGTGAAACGCGACGGCTTTTTTAAGGAGATCTGGTTATCTCCCGAGTCCATGGAAAAACAGACTCAAGGAAATAAGGCTATCAAGCGTAAAGCCTACGTGCGTAAATCGGACCGGCTGCCCCCTAACGCTGGCAGGTACTTTAAAGCGCACCCAAGGGCAGAGCGTGACTACCATAAGTTGGTGAAGATGCTTCGCCAGGAGCCGACAATTACCAGAGAAGATTTGATAGATATGTTGGACAGTGATGACCATATGGTGCTTGACTTCATCAGCACTCATATCACTATACCAAGCTGAAACGCAGAGATGGCATTCACTGTAACGCAAAAGGTGCTGACGCTAGACTATTGGAAGTTAGCGGGCACTATTGAGAAAGGCGATTATGTATTTACCAGACAAGGACAACTGGCAAGAGTGGAGCTGGTTCAATTGTATCGCCCTGACTTCTGCTACGAGATTACGTTCAATGACAACCTATCCGTATGTGGTGATTCAAAACTGGGACTGCCGACCGAGAGCAAAAAGTATCGAGACCGAACCTACCAGTACGTTGGCAAGTACAAGTTCAAGAGACCCCTACAAAATTTTAGGGTATCTGATGCCGTGGATCTGCCGTTGAAAGATTACAGGGGTCGGCTGATCTACTCTGTGCCCACAGCCGAGCCGCTGCAGTTGCCGCATCAGTACTTGCCGGTGCCGCCCTGGATCTTTGGGTTCTGGTACATGAACAGGCGCAAGAACGGATCGCTACTGGCGCCGGACGGCGTGGACCTACAGATCTTCCCTGAGCACGGCTACCAGATTGTGCCGGGGCGCAAGGCGCCGAATGGTAAGCGAGAGTTCAGGACCAAGCCCGATATTACGGATCAATTCTTTCCAGACGTGATCAGCCGTATACCGAACAACTACTTGTTGGGCAGCCACGAGCAGCGGATGGAGCTGCTCAGTGGAATTGTGCAGGGCAAACCAAACCAGTACAGCGCCGACAGGGATCAGTTCAGGATTACGGAGATGCACTACGGGACCGTGCTGCAAATTCAGGGGCTGGTTGAGTCACTGGGCAACAAAAGCAGGATCCATCACAATGAGCAGCTCAAAAATTATACATTAATATTCAGGACGAGGCACAAATTGATTGAGAATCAGGCCTCGCCGCCCATTCAAGTGCATAACGCAAGAAGATACATCACCAAAATCAGAAAAATTCCGTCCGAAATGTGCATACACATTGAAACGGACAGTAAAGATTCCACAATTTTAATTGGAGAGGGTTACATCCCATGTCACTAACGCTTAAACAAGAGAAAATCTTAGCAGATTTTGCAAAAACGCACGCGCATTGGCCAAAAATGCAGCTAGACGCCGCAATGTGGCAGGTTAAGTGGACATTAACGGCGCTTCCGCATCAAAAAGACCCGGATGACGGGCAATACGACACGTTTTTAATGCTGGCCGGTCGCGGATCTGGCAAAACTCACACAGCCAGTCACTGGATTGGCATAAGAGCCTGGAAATACGACGGAACCAGGTGGCTGGTGACGGCGCCAACGTCGAATGACATCCGAGCGACGTGCTTTGAGGGGGACTCGGGCCTGCTGAACATCATACCAGCGTCGCTGATCAAGGACTACAACAAGTCGCTGTTTGAGATCACGCTAAAGAACGGCTCCATTATTCAGGGCATACCAGCGTCTGAGCCTGAACGCTACCGCGGAAAACAATTCCATGGGGGTTGGATGGATGAGCTGTGCGCGTTTGACTACATTGACGAGGCGTATGACGGTATCCAGTTCACGATGCGCTTGACGGACCCGCGCATACCTCGGGTGCAGCAGATCATCACGACAACGCCTAAGCCGCTTGAGGTCATTGTGGGCTTAAACGAGGGTAAGATCGGCGGGGACGTGTACGTTGTAAACGCAAGCTCTTACGACAACCGCGCCAACCTATCAGGCACGTTCTTCAAGCAGCTAGAGACCTACGAAGGCACCGATTTAGGGCGTCAAGAGATCTACGGCGAGATACTGGACCCTGAGAGCACGGGTATCATCAAGAGGAAGCACTTCAAGATGTGGCCAGAGGACAAGCCAACGCCAACCCTGGAGTACGTGATTGCGTCGTATGACCCGGCAACGTCGGAGAAGACAATGAACGACCCAACGGCCTGCACGGTCTGGGGCGTGTTTGAGAAAGAAGACGCTGGAACGTGTTTGATAATGCTCGACGCGTGGGACGCGCACTTGGCGTACCCCGAGCTCAGGCGTAAGGTGATCGATGACTTCAAGGAGGTGGTCTACGGAGCGGACAATACGTTCGGCAAGGGCCGCAAGGCCGACCTGATACTCATGGAGGACAAGTCGGCGGGTATATCCCTCATACAAGAGCTGCAAGGCTCTGGGGTGCCGGTAAGGAGCTACAATCCGGGTCGTGCTGATAAGGTGCAGCGGCTGAACATTGTGGCGCCGTTGGTGGCCAAGGGCAAGGTGTATATTCCAGAGGACTCGATTAAAAAGGGGGAGTTTGCGGAGTGGGCGAAAAGGTTTGTCCGTCAAGTGTGTTCGTTTCCGGAGGCGAAGGGCCACGATGACTACGTGGACTCATTATCCCAGGCGCTGCGCGTGCTGCGTGACTCTGGCTGGATTCAGCTCGACCCGTTGCCGCCAAGAGATTACTCTTACATAGACGATCAGCTAAATAAGAAGATGTCCAATCCTTACGCACAGTAGGGCGAACCAATAACTATTAATGCATTAGTATTAATAGTATGATAGACTTAATTAAAAGCCCCCGCCAGATCCTAATGGATGAGACCGGTTTACCGCAACTGGACACTGGCCTATTAAATAATACCCAACCTAACGGGGTGCGGGGACACGCCACTGGCGGGGCTATCAGTAAAAACTCTGAAATGTTGCCGCATTACGGCATAGGTGGAAAGATTGCTGGTATGATTGAGCATTTTTTACCTTTAGCAGAGCGTGAAGCTAACAAAGCCAAGTTCTTGGAGCCAAGTGTTATCAAAGAGCGTATGTATCATGGATCTAAAGAACCAAACATTGTTGAGTTCAAGACCAGAAAGCAAATAGCTGATGAGAACTATGCAAATGATCCATCAGGTGATTACAGAGATGAGCGCAATGCGGTATTTTTATCGCCCGATCCAAATTTCACTAACCATTTCTCTGTAGAAGGGTACACCGACAATGGTCAGGCCCCCACAACATATCCAGTGAATGTTCAAGCAAGGAATCCGTTTGACTTTGACAATCCAAAGCATCGTGAGAACTTGTGGAAGACGTATCATGACATTTATTACAACCCTGAGTCTGAGTTATATGCGCACGGGCCACACGACACAGCCAGCGAGAAGACTCTTGCTGAGATGCGGATGAACAAGAGAATCAATGAGTCGCATAAAGATGAGAATAATTGGCCGTTGTTTGAAAACCCCAAAGTGCAGGAAGCAATACAAGACATGGGGCATGATTCGTTCTACATTAAAGAACGTGGAACTAAAAATCTTGGCGTGTATGACCCCAATCAAATTAAATCAGCAATTGGAAATCGTGGAACTTACGACCTAAATGATCCAGATATAAATCATGCCAAAGGTGGTCGAATTGACAATTTGTCTCCTGAAGACATGATGGCTGAGATGATTTATGGTGGGCGCACACCACCTAGATTCCAATATGACAAAGGTGGGTCAGTAGTTAAATGGGCGATGAACGAAGTAATCCCCATGATGGAGCACTTAAAGAGCATTGGTGTGTTTGGCAACCAGGGCACGTGCGATATCACAAACCCAAACATCAATAAAGCCGCGGGCGGCAGCGTAGACTTTCCGTCGGTCGTTGAGCCAACGCACATGGCGGGTGGTGGGGTAATTGATAAGGCACTGCCGCACGTAGGTCATGCATTTGCATTGGACCCAATGTACGAGCTAGCAAAAGCGGTGGCGTCCAGTAGGTGGGGTCACGCATTAGAAAGTGCGGGTGATCTTGCGCAAGTGTACGCCCCCATGAAGGCATCACTGCCGCTACAGTTGGCAACGTACAGCCCAGAATTGAATTCAAATGAAGACGCGGAGTTGGCGGCAAGAAGAGCAATGCCGCCTCTTAGCACAATAAAACCAAACAGATAACAAATGGCACAACCTAAATTAGCGATCCAAGCGGGCAAAAACAAGTCAGGTTTAGACCAGGCGGACAAAGACACTGCGAAGGATTCAGAGATCAAAGAGTACGAGCAGGAGTTCGGACTTGACGAGGACACGGCCGAGCAAGAGGTCATTGAGCTTGACGACGGCTCCGTTGTTATCAATTTAAAAGAGACTAAGGGGCCGCAAGAGGACCCAGACTTCTACGCCAACATGGCGGAATACATTGAGCAGTCTGTCCTTGATAAACTGGCATCGGACTACTTAGATTTAATTGACGTAGACCAAGAGTCAAGAAAGCAAAGAGATAAGCAGTACGAAGAGGGACTTCGTCGCACTGGATTGGGTAAAGACGCTCCAGGTGGGGCCACATTCGACGGAGCCTCCAAAGTCGTCCACCCTGTTATGGCAGAGGCCTGCGTTGACTTTGGTGCGACGTCTGCTAAAGAATTGTTGCCGCCAGAGGGTATCGTTAAGTCGAACATAAAGGGCGTCGCCACTCAGGACAAGGAAGAAGTTGCAGATCGCAAGGTTAACTTCCTGAACTGGCAGCTAACGGAGCAAATCCCCGAGTACCGTGACGAGATGGAGCAGTTGCTTACTCAGTTGCCGCTCGGCGGCTCACAGTTCTTAAAGTGGCGCTTTGACCCAGAGCAAAGACGCCCAATGTGCGAGTGGGTGCCGATTGACAACATTTTGCTGCCGTACTCCAGCACAAACTTCTACACGTCTTCGCGCGTCACTGAGGTGCAGGACATTACAGAGGACACGTACCTCACACGCATTGAGAACGGTGACTACAGAGATATTGACTCTAGTTACTCATCAGACGCGCCGCTGACGGAGCAAACACGCTCAGAGCAAGCCAACGACAAGATTGAAGGCAAAGAGATCCCATCTACAAACATCGACGGTCTGCGTCGTGTTTATGAGATCACTTGTTTCTTAAGATTGCAGGATGATGATATTTCAAAGGGCAAACGCGCCCCATATATTTTAACAATTGATGAGTCTAGCTCCAAGGTACTGTCACTGCGCAGGAACTGGGAAGCGAACGACGAAAAACTAGAGAAATTAGACTGGTATGTGGAATTCAAATTTATTCCGTGGCGCGGCGCTTACGCTATCGGACTACCTCACCTTATTGGTGGCCTTGCCGCTGCTCTTACTGGCACTCTTAGGGCTCTCCTTGACGCTGCTCATATCAGCAACAGTCAGACGATGCTTAAGCTCAAAGGTGGAAGGATATCTGGACAAAGTGATAGGATTGAACCTACTCAGGTAATGGAGATTGAGGGCGCGCCGGGTGTTGATGACATCCGTAAGATTGCCATGCCAATGCCGTTCAACGCACCGTCTAGCGTGCTCTACAACCTGCTTGGCTGGTTAACAGACGCGGCCAAGGGTGTGGTGACCACGTCCGAGGAAAAGATTGCAGACGCAAACGCTAACACACCGGTTGGCACAACGCAGGCGCTGATCGAGCAAGGCGCTAAGGTATTCTCTAGCATCCACGCCAGGCTGCACAGATCCCAGGCCAAGTCACTTAAGATCGTGTCACGTATCAACCACTGGTACCTGGACGAGATGGACAACGAGTCGGGCGAAGAGATTGAGGTGCGTGACTTTGCGTACAACAATGACGTGCGACCTGTATCGGACCCCAATATATTCTCCGAGACACAGCGCTTGGCGCAGAACCAGGCGCTGCTGCAAATGGCAACAACGGCCCCTCCCGGCATGTTTGATCTAAGGTCCATCTACCGCAGGGTGCTTGGGCAGCTTAAGATACCGAACATGGAGGAGGTACTGCCGAACCCACTGGGCGCAACAGAGTCAAATCCGGCGCTGGAGAACGTGTCGATGACAATGGGCAAGCCCTCAGCGGCCTACCCAGACCAGGACCACATTGCGCACATCAAGGTGCATTTGGAGTACGCAAACAACCCGGCGTATGGCGGAAGCCCTGTGATTGGGCCGATGTTCTCACAGCACGCACTGGAGCACATCAAGCAGCACTTGACGTTGCACTACCTGCAATCCATGCGCGCGTGCGTGGCGCAGGCCGCGGGCGGTAAGGACGTGCTTGACTTGCACGCCGAGAAGCCTATCGACCAAGACGCTCAAATGGCGTTGGCGCTGGCATCTAAGATGGTCAACGAAGAGGCTATGCAGAACATGGCCACGATCACGCAACAGGTTAACGCACTGGCCCAGAAAGTTGCTCAGGCGCAGCAGGCTCAGCAGCAAGCAGCGGCGGCGCAGGACCCAACGGCGCAGGTTATCCTCAAGACACAGATGGCTGAAACACAGCGCAAGGCGTCCGAGGCACAACAGAACTTGCAGTTTGAGATGCAAAAAGAGCAGCAGACGTACCAGATTAAGGTTGCTGAGTTGCAACAGAAAATCCAAGATCTACAAACCAAGTACTCTACACAGTCTCAAATTGACTCGCAACGTAATGCGACACAAATTGCCATGGCTGACATTAACAACTCGTCAAGAGAGAGGGTCGCGAGCATTGCTGCTCAGGCAGGCCTAACATCTGACCAAATGGCCATGGCGCATGAACAAAACCAAACAGCCCTAGAGGCGTCACATCAGGCACAAATGGACATAAACCAACACGGACTCGCAATCGAGCAGCAGGCATTTCAGCACCAGGCCCAAATAGCGCAGCAGGCGGCGCAACAGGCCAGACAGCAGGGCGTTCAAATGCAGCAATCAGCCCAGGACCATCAGCAGCAAATGCAGCAGGCTGATCAGGCACACCAGCACGCGCTAGCACAAATTCAAGCGCAACCACAACCACAACAACAACAACCCACTGAAGGACAATAATGGAAAAAGAACTCGGCTTTCGTAAAGCATACAAGATGACTGGCACGCCAGGCTACGCAGGTGACACAGCCACGACTGACATTGACAAGGGCAATGGCGGCTCGCACCGCGACAACAACTGGAAGATCGGCGCGGCTCAGGCAAAATTGACGCCCGGCAAGAAAATTGGTCCAGGTAAGAACCTGAACGAAATACCGCACGGTAATTTTTATTAATACTTTTTAATGCATTTGGGGCGGTTTGATAAAACCAATGCATTATTATTTATATGAGAGACCCAGTTTACGAAACAATCAATCAGATTAAGATTGAAAAACAAAAACTGGCCGATGCCGTCACGGCTGGCGTTAATGTCAACTCATATACAGACTATCAGAGACTGATAGGAAGGATTGAGGGGTTCACTGAGACCCTCGACATTATTAATTCCATATTGACGGAAGATGATGAAGAATAAGCTGAACAGCTTAAAGGAGATTGCCGAATGGCAGCATACGACTTCAGTAAGAAAGATGAGCCGGATTTAAGGTCAGAAAAGGAATGCTTTCCCGACATTGACGTAGGAATCCAGGTATCAGGCGATAGAGTTCTCGTTCAACTGCGCAGAGAGAAAACCACCAGTAAGGGTGGCATTATCCTGGTAGACGAGACAAAACAGACGTTACGATTCAATGAAACGGTAGCTAAGGTGGTCCAAGTAGGCCCGTTAGCGTATAAGAACCCGGACAATCTCGAACCTTGGCCCGAAGGCCCATGGTGCAAAGAGGGAGACCTGGTAAGAACCATCAAGTACGGTGGTGACCGGTTTATTGTAAACCCTGACGATGATGGAGCACCGGTGGTGTTCATCACATT